AGATTACGCAGTTGTTTGACGAGATCATTACCCAAATCGTTAAGATCTGAATCGTCGTCCTCGTAGTCGTAGTTGGACATAGGTCCTTCTCCCTTTGTTAGTTGTTGGTCGCAGACCTCATATAGATTCGGGGACTCTCTATATGGCTTCTGCTACTGGTCTTGTTATCTCTCTGTCAGGCCAGTGGTTCTGACAGCAGGCTTAGAATGAGCCAGCGCGTTCGCGGGCTAGTGCGCCTTGTGCTGCACCTGATGAGCCAGCAAATTGTGCTTGCTCTAGTTCAGATAGTTTACGGCGCTTACGCTCTGCTTCTGCAGAGCCTGTGAGTCCAAAGACTTCTTGCTCGGCTGTGGCTTGGGTATACTCTCCAAGACCTTGCTTGGCGTAGATATTGCCAAGCATTTGTGCTCTCGGTAGAACTCCTGCTACTGCTTGGAATCCTTCACGAGCCTGTGCTCCAGTAACTCCAAAGCGAGCAAGTTCTTCTGCTCTAGATAGTCCTGTTGCAAGTCCTTGTCCCATTGCTGCTCCACCGATTTCAGCGGCAGTAACCTTACGCTTGATGCTTGTAAGAGCCTTATCTGGGTCTAGAGCATAGGCAAGGATGTCACCATTAGTAATGTCAGGATAGAACTCACGTAGGGCTTGAGAAACTTCTGGGTTAGCATTGATAACGCGGTTATAGGCCGTACCAATACGATCTTCAAGCTCTGCTGCGGATACATCTCCAGCAATAAACTTCTCGAATCCTTCTTGACGGCCCAGTTCACCACGTGTGTAATAGGACTCTGGTAGGCCATAGTTACGCATAATGCTTTGGTATTGGTCTTCTAAATCAATATACTCAGCCTCAGATAAAGCACGAAGACCTTTACCTACACGCTGTGCATTAGCAGCAAAACGCTTCTTGTAGGCATCAGTGCCGCGTAGACGGATTGTAAACTCTGCAGGGGATAGACCTTCTTCGATAAAACCACGCAGTGGCTCTACAAGAGCACCTAGACCATACTGACTGAATTGTTCAAACAATAGGTTATAGGCAGACTCACCTGCTGCTCTGCGATTTGCTGCAGCATCTCCAGCAATTCGAGCGTAGAACTCTGCAAGAGTATCTGTTAGGTCGCCATCTTCTTCATCGCTGCCCTCGTCAACGCCATTAGTTGCTAGAGTTTCAAATGCTGTAGCTCTACCAAACTCAGTTTCAGCAGTAATGGCTGCAGCGGCTGCATCAGCATCTAAATCAGCAGTAATCGTTGCTAAGTCAGTAGCGGCAGTGCCTGCCTCTTCTACTGTTTTTTCTGCAGTGCTTAGGGCAATTTCAGTCTTTGGAGTTTGTGCTGTTATTCTTTTTGTTAGACTGGCTCGTAAGGCCTTGCGTTCTCTATCGGTCATACGCTTTGGGTCTAAAGTAGAACCACTACGGGTTCCAACGCCTGTCTGGGCTTCACTATCTGCCATCAAGCCTGTAGGTCTAGCATTGATTCTCATTTATTACCCCGTAAATCCGAAGTCACGAAGAATACCCAACGCTGCGGTTGAGACATCTTCTCTTGCCTGATCTGTGTACTGCCAGCGTGAATCTTTACGAAGAGCACGCTTGAAATCAAAGGTAGTCATTTCTCTATCTGGGCCTATAGCACTGCGTAATACTGGGTCATCTAGTTTGATAGATGCTGGGTCCAACTCAAGAGTGGTCGCCATAATTCTTTTATATGGCGCATAGATAACATCAAGGTCTACACCTTGGTCAATAAGAGCTCCAACCTTATCTGGCAATCCCAATTTAGCAGTCTGACGGATAATGTTCTTAAATGTATCAACATCTTCGCCATCTTCAATGCGTTTAGCCCAGCCATCTGCTACAGAACCAAAGTCCTTCATCAAGTCAAAGCCATTAGCTGCGGCAGTTTTTGCTAAATCCTGCAGGCTAAGTTTACGAGTATCGGCTTTACGCTGTGAATACTCAGGCAACTTGCGAATCTTATTAGCTAGGAACTGGTCCTTATCAAGACCGCCAGTGTAAACATTTACAGTTACGCCACCAATTTTCTTTGGTGTAGCCTTGATAATCGAAGAGGCTTTCTTCTCTTCAGCAATAAGATCAGCGCTATACTTGGCAGATTCTTCAGCGGTTGGCATACGGCCTAGTTCAGCCTTAAAGATATCCTCAACCTTGGCTGCTGCTTCTAGTGGCGTAGATATATTTTGAGTACCAGTGGCTTTTCCTAGCCCACCTCCACCACCTGCTCCCTTGAGAGCAGCGGTTTCGTTAATTTTATCTTGAAGGAATTGAGACCACGATACTTCTTCTCCCCAAGCCAGAGAGCGTGCTTGATTTGCACCAATAGCTGACTGATACGCAGCAACTAGAGCATCGCTATATACGCCACTAATAGGCCCTTTATAGAAATCAGAAGATGCTAAAAGTTCTGCTAAATCTTGACGCTCTGCTGCGGACATCGCACGAATAACTCTGGCTGCGCCATTAACCTCGGAGATATAATCACGCACTGCTGTTACTTCTGCTTGGTCGCCAGGTGTATTGTCCTTAGTCTTAACCTTTGACTTTGGGGCATACTTACCAGTACGGTTAATCCTGTCGTTTAGATCTGCTGCACGAGCCTGAAGGATTGCACTGTTAGGCTGACTCTGCATAAGAGTCATAACCTCTTCAAGTTCCTGCTTGGCCTTGGCTACTTCTTTACCTGTTGCAGTAGCACGGATGGTCTTTTTATTGGTCTGAAAATAGGAACTACGAGCAGTCTCAACGCTAGTAGCATTGCTCTTAGCCTTGTCAAATTCTAACTGTGCAGCAGCAATGCGCTTATCAATAGCCTCGCGTTGTGCTGGTGAAATACGACCACCAGCAGCAGCAAGGGCTGCCTTCTGCTTATTGAGTTCTGCGCTTGCAGCAGTCAGTTTCTTGCGAGCAGCTTTTACTGCGGAGTCATCATCTAAGAAACTCTTGAGAGTTACCTCTGCCATCTCTGCCTATCTCCTAGTCATCCAGTAATCTGCCGAAGAGCACGTCGTATGCTGCTTGGGTATTTTCGTTGTATTTTGCTAATTCCTTGATTGACATAATGGTTCCATCTTTAATAGATTGCATTAGGTCTCTATTTGTTCCAGTCAGAGCAAAGATTTCTTTCTGGGTCTTATAGTCTGAATATGCCTTGACCATCTGACGCAATACATCTTGAGTGTCTTTGCGGATAGATCCATATGTTGGGTCATCTAAGAACTTCTCTAAGTCATCAAGTGCCTGCAGGGTCTTAATGCGTTTCTCAGCCCCTTGGTTAAGTTCTTCTTGAACCAGTGGACGACCTGCAAAGAAGCGGGACTTCCAGTCATTAAACTGCTGACGAGCAAGGCTGCGTGCAAAGTCTGATGCTGAAAACTTCAAAGTATTTTCATATTCATCGCGCTTCTGGTAATAAATCTGCAAATCTGATGAGGTTTGTACCTCACGTAGGTATTCCTCAACGCGCTTATTGGTACGAAGACCCATTGTTGCCATTGTGCGGTAAGCATCAAATGAGAAGGCACCCTTATGCGGAATCAGGAATGCTGCAGCCTGTGGATAGTCTTTGAACATTGTCTCATTATCTGAGACGAATTTGCCAGACTCTTCGGCATAACCAAAGAAGGCTACAGTCTTACGTTCAGATTCTGTAACGGTATAAGGCACAGCGTTAGGAAATAGATCCACCCAACGTTTCATCGCTGCGTCATAGTCTCCATCATACTGCTCACGAAGAGCGTTGAAAGACTGCTTGAAGTTAGCCTGACCAGCATCTCTAATCCACTCTTGCATATCAGACTTGAGCTGAATTGAAGGTGAGGCTGGTGCAAAGAATCCAAATACGAAGCGGGTAGCCAGAATTGACAAAGTTGTATTGCGAGCCCTCTCGCGGTAAGCCTCTAGTTCACCAGGCGAGGGTGGCAAAAGATTACCATCTGTATCATAACGCTTTGGAATACCGTGACCTGCTGCCTCAAGGTAAGTGACAGCCTTACGATATGCAGAAGCATACTGACCATTGCGCTCATCTTGGCTCATAGCACTCAGCGCTCTGTTGACGTGAGCAGGCATTAGGCGTGATACCAAGCCTTGGTCTACTGAGTATTCACCAAGTGTATAGCGAGCGATTGTATCGCCCATACCTGGCTCAAAGATGTTGGTTAGGTTTTGTATCGCAGTCATCGGGATAGCCGCTGCTGGACCTGAGAATGTTGGTAGCCACGACTCTGTATTCAGTGATGGCGACAACATCTTAACTGATGCACCAAACTGTACAGGGAATGGAACCTTAAAGTCTTGCGGAATGCCCAGTGCCGTTAGTGCGCCCTGAACCGCACGATAGCCTGGAGCAAAGTGTGGATACACAAAGTACTTCTCGCCACGATCATCTTCCTGAATCCAACCAGAGTGTGCTATGCCATCAAATGTGAGGGCTAACTTCTGGATAGCCTCTGGGTTATATCGAACGATACGAGCAAGACGGCGATAGAAATCCTCTTGAGCGCGATAGAAACGAGCAAAGTTACGGGCAGTAAAGGATGCTTGGCTTCGGATAAGCGGGTTATCAACATATGGAAGTATCTGAGATACTGCACGCTCTTCAACCAACTTAGCGTATTCACGTTTTGCATTGACAAGAGCTGCTGCTTTTGATTCAGCATCATCAATGCCCTTAGTAAAGTTATCATAGAAGGCTTGCTCAAAGCCTGACTTCTTCATCTGCTTACGAATCTTGGTTACTTCGTACAGCGCCATAGGCTGGCGTGATAGACGAGCAGTTGACAGACCAAGCCACACCCAGCCCTTTTGCATCAAAGGTGATGTGTAGTTATTGACATCAGCAACAGGAACTAACTCTGGCCCAACTACCGATGCTGGTATAAGGTCAATATCTTCTGGTAGGTCATCAAGAGTCAACTTGCCTGTAACGGTGTAACGATTTAACTCTGGGTCAAAACTACGAACCTTATTGAGTAGTTCTGTATTGATATCACCGTTGCGACCAGTGACGATTGCTCTAGCACGGTTAAGAACAATCTGAGCGTATTCATCAATGGATAAATTCTTACCAGAGGACAGGCGTGCGTCATCTAAAACTTTTTTATTCTTAGGGTCTGACAGCCACGCCTTCATAGCGTTAACTGCTTCAACAGGCTTGTCAGCATTAGCAAGGGCAATAGAACCTAGTTCGTCATTACCATAGAATGAGATACGTAGCGCCCAAGCAATCATTGATGCTTCGTTGTTTGGCATTAAGCCAATCTCGGTAAAGCCTCTTGCGCTTGCTGCTTGAGCATACTTGGTCTTTAGACCACCAAGGTCTAGGCGTAGTTCTGCTTGCTTGACTCCAAGAGTCTTGGCTAGGTCAAAGGCTGAATCAATATAGTTAGATCCTGCAGCAAAGTTAAAGCCGCCCTCGGATACGATAGATAGTAAGTTATCTATATCGCCGTACAGTACTTGTTCTGTCAGTAATTCTAAACCTTCGCTGTCTAGTTTAGACAAGCCAGTCATCTTTGCAAAGCGCTGTACGCGACCTGCTGTCAAAGCCTCAGCCATAATCTTACGAACTTCTTGTTCTACGCCACCTTCAATCTCTTTGCGTAGGCGACGTACTCCAGCCTGTGCTCCCTTGACTTTCTTAGCATCAGTGCTGTTCTTGATAATATCGTTGTACTCTGCAATCTTGGCTTTCTTGGCAGAAAGAATACCGTCAACCTCTTTGATGCGAGTGGCGTATCCTGCAGATTCGTCCCTATTAACAAAACGCATAATCAAACCAAGAGGTTCTGAGGCAAACTTTTCGCCAGCAGTTAGTCCTGGCGTTAAGCGCATTGCTGTGTTAAGACGGGTTGATAGATAGCGACCTTTAGCAATACCCCAAGGGCTGTTGCCAATAGCGATATTTACCATCAAGTCTTCAATAGAATTACGCAATGCGTAACGATATCCAGCAAGAGTTAAGAATGACCAAGCATTTGTAACGCTTTCCATATACTTGCTATTAGAAACGCCAATAACACGTTGGATAAGACTTGTTCTAGAAGACATACGATCTATGTCTACAAGGCTAGGAGCTGTGACAAAGTTATTCATTTCGCTAGGCAAGAGACCGAAGTCAATGTAATCGTCAGTACCAGCAATGCTATATCTAACCTGACCTTTGCCAGTTAAGCGACGGACAACCTTCTGTCCTTCTACTGTCATATTCATACCGCGAACATCTGCAATAGTGGCATACAGTCCGTAGTAAAACTCTTTGCGCTTACCTGCTTCTTCAAGTCCAGAGAAAGTCTCAGCCATTAGGCGAGCCTGACGGGTCGGAACTATAAGTGTTGCTAGTTGATAAATCTTATCTGGTGCATCTGCTGCGGTGACATCAAATGTGTTATCCTTGAATAGCGGTATGCGGGTAAACTTACGCTTGGCATTATCAATGCGACGGGCAATGTCGTTACTAGAAAAGCGTAAGCGATCCTTGCCCTTAACCTGTAGACCCTTAGCTGCCTCAATCAATTTCTTAGGTTCTTCAGTTATAGCCTTATAGATGCCATCTTGAGTTTCAGGTGCACCAAAGAAGTCATCTACTAACTGTGGTCCGATGTCATCTAGGTTAAATACTCGATTAGCGCCAGTAAGAACTGCGACTCTAGCCTTACGACGATTGTCTAGACGAGGCATAAGGATACGACGGCGAGCAGTTCCTGCATTCATCATAGTGAATGCGTCATCGCTGTTATAGAAAAAAGCCTTAGCGGAGTTAATATCTTCAATCTCAGCCTTGTTAAATAGATTAACAACTGCTGGACCGAACTCTGGAGCTAGACGTTCTGCCTGTCTGCGTGCTTTAGCGGCTGCGGTTTTGTCGCCACGCTTGGTAGCATCACGTAAATCTTTTAGATTTTTACCATAGTTATCCCAGAACGCTACAGTCTCAGGCTTGGCAAAGTATGTTGCCGCAGTGTCTCCACCTTTACGGGCAGATACAACGATAGCTTCATAAGCATACTTATTTACATCATATAAACGCTTTGCTTTACCCAATAAAAGTAATGGATCTGCAACAATACGATAGGCAGCATCTACTGCGCCCGATGTAATCTTGTAAAAGAAACCGTTTTTGTAGAAATCGCCAGGAACAAAGGCATCAATTATGTTAGCAACTGCACGACCTGGTGAATACTGTGCAGCATTGACCGCAGAGATAGCATCATCTAGTAAGTCTCTGTCTGCTTCTAGTTTCTTAGCGTCAGCGTTTGGTAGGTTCTTAATAGAACGATCTGAAATCTGTAGCCAATACTTCTCTTCATCAGTTGCAGTAGCCATAAGCTGTGCAACTTCTTGAGCATTACGAGCACCGCGAATCTTTTTAGCAATACCTACAAGATTCTTGCCATACTTTGACTCAGCGTCAGCAAGGCGTTCCTCGTTAAATACCTTTTGACCGTCTTTTTCTGCACGGTCCCACGCATCAGATAGGTTACGACCTTCTTCTGCAGCAATGATTCCAGTACGAGCAACGCGAGTAGCAAGGTCTGATAGCGCACCAGCGGCTTCAAATACCTTACCGCCTGTGTAATGCCACGCAGTACCGAGCCAGCCACGATTAGGCTTCTCTTCTGGAGACTGTTCACCGAACTTATCCTTAAGATCTTGTTGTTCATTAGGTGTAAGTTTGGTGTTATAGGCATCGTTAGCCACAGTTGCTGGGAGATTAAGAAGCGTCTTATGGGTTTCTAGCGCCTTATTAAGGCGTTCAATCTGCTTCTTTTGCTTATCGGATAACCCAGCAGCAGAGGCTGCTGCATTGAGGTCAGCCATCAATCACCTCTCGCTAGAGCTTCCTGATACAGGATTGTTATTTCACCTGTATTGTCAAAAGGAAGCATTTGTGCTAAAGCATCTGAAGTTTTTGCTTGTTGGCGTACAGCATTCATACCAAGGACCTCTGGTCCTGGTCCTTCACCTCGTGCAATACCAGCGGTAATAGGTTCATCAGGACGTTCTGTTGGGGCATATAGTGATGTAATTTGTGAAGGAGCCATACCTTGTGCTGATAAAGAGGTTGGGCGTACATCTGCTGTCTTTGCTAGTGGAGCACCTGCCTTAATAGCGGCGGTCTCAACACCTTCTCCATAGGATGATGAAGGAATATCGTCTCTGACAGAGAACTTACCTGGACCTGATACTCCAGCCAAAGGGTTCACTGGTTCAGCCATTGTTATCCTCCATCGTTTCTAAATCTTGTGCGAACTGTTCCCAAGCCTTATTAACTTGAGCATTTCTAATTGCGTTATATGTGGCTACATCGAGTATCTCTTCAGCAAATGTGTGAAGTGCTGCCACTAAGTTGTGAAAGAATCCTGCAAAAACTACTAAAACATCAGCGAGACGAACAGAGCGTGGTACATAATCAGGATCTTGTTGCACGCTCTGTCCTCTCAGTTAAACTATTTCTTCTTACCTTTACGACCTGCTGGGGTGTAAGGGAATACTACTTTGCCTGGTCCTGCTGGCTTAGAAGTATCCTTCTTTCCCATAAGTGGTTTTGCTGCTACAGCCTTTGCTGGCTTTGCTGCCTTTGGTTTCATTGTTGCACCTCCTTAGCCTGCAATAGACGCAAGCAACGTTGCGATATCGGGTCTTCCTTGCGGAACTTGTGGTCCAGCAGCAGGGGCCGCACCCATTTGTTCTGGAGTTGGCTGCGAGGCAGGAACGGGGGCCATACCTGCCGCTGGAATTTCAGGTTGTGGTTCAGGTGCAAAAGCCTTCTCAACTATCGTTTCGAGTTGGAGACCCTTTTGACGACCTTGTATGACTGTAGCAATTCTTCCAATAATCTGAGAAGGATCTTGGCCTTGTGCTGCAAGCGCGGGAATTGCTTGTGCATACTGAGCAACAGCAACACGCAAAGAATCACGCATCTCTTCAATGTCAATACGTTGTTCTTCTTGGGTAACATTTAACTCCATCGGGATTTCACGACGTACATAGTCACGTGATACCAACTTATCGCTACGCATCTGTAGTAATGCAATGATGGCACGGTTAGGATCCATACCAGACATAATGCCGTAACGGACATCTACGCCATATTCGCCATTGATAGCGCGACTTGGTACATACTTCAGGTTGAATGGGGTACCATCATCAATACCTTTGATTTCTTTGGTCATACTGCCAAAGACTTTCTCGTCTACCTCAAAGCACATTGATACAAGTTCAGTAAAGAGGCGTGCAAACTGTGCCTGTGCTGCACGGATTTGTGTATCAAAGCCTGCTTGTAGGGCTTGTACACCACGTCCTGTAATGACTGATGCTGAGATATCACCGCTGCGGGTCTCTGGATAACGAGCACCCATACGAAGTTCGCGCTCTAGTACGCCAGATTCAGTAAATACACCATTAGGAAGCTCTAGTGGCACACGACGGATTGCTTGAGGATTAGCAGAACGCATAATCGAATCAGGGCCAAGGGCAAGTTCTTGGACATCCTGCGGAATAGCAATCGGTGCTTGGATAGATTTCTCTGCTGCTTGAATCTGTAGGACTGCAAAGCGAGCACGAGCGAGTTGAACTGCGAGCACATCATCGAATTGTCCACGTGCTTCTCCATCAATAGATGGACGAACAGCTACGGATGCTAGGCAACGACCTGTTGGGTTAGGCGTATTGGAAAGAATGAGGTTCTGACGCTCAGGTAGGAAGATTAAATCTTGGTCTTTGTCGTGATAGCGAACCAAAGATAGTAGCGGTGAGCCTTGTGTATAAAGGTTCTTGCCCATAATCTGGTCATAAAACTCAGGGTATTGGGCTGCTAACGACTCTGTGTCAGTCTGCACAATCTGTGTTAATGAGATGGTTCTACCAAATCTATCAATTTCTGGGTAAACACCGAAGGGGTTAAGCAATCTAATCTTCGGATTGTTGGTCTCATAATCCATCTCAACGATGGCAGGTAGCATTCCGTAGGTGTTAAACCAGTCTGCTCCAGCATACATTTGGATTTGTAGTTCAGATCCAGAGATGTAGTGACCAGCAATACGGGTTCTGGTATCTGCCGCTTTGCGTGCAGAGTCGGAGACCATATTAGTAGCAGAACAGTTAAAGGATGGCAGTGGTGCCATTGCCTCTGCTAAGTCTTTTGCAGCTACATCGATAAAGTTAGCAACGAGAGGCTTGGGGTAGTCTTCTGAGAACATTGCAGGAAATACTCGCGCAATGTCTCCCTGACGCACGGATAGAACGTCACGCATACGCTGGTCGCGTTTGGCGTACTTAGTCTGAAGGCGTGCTACCTTCGCAATGACCTCTTTGGTTGATAACATTTATCCTACTTCCACTTCATACCAGCGCCAGGTTGTCCTTGGACAATGATTCTGGACGTTAGGCCAGTTCTATTTTGGGGAATGTACTGCTTTACTAACTTGTCCATCTTCTTCTGTTCGGCAGATTTGACAGGCTTTGGTTTCTTAATCATTATACAAACGTCCTGTTCTGTTCTGCTAATAGAGTGTCGATGTTGACAACCATACGTTTTCTTTGTTCTGAGCGTGATAAGAATGGGTTTTTCATATGGTGGGTCTGGTGTAAACCTTGGTTGAGCCACTCACGTGCTCTAATCTCACAGAACCAGAGGGCCATCACCATATCTGTCTTGCCCTTAGTCGTCGGAGACCAGGTAATAAGTTGTTCCATTAACGCTTTGATATTCTCTGTTTGATCCGAAGGAAGATGGATAAGATTATCTCGATGGTGTTTACCATCAGGCTGCTTCGTTCCAAACAAAGTGGACATACTGGCAACTCCGAATCCTGAGTCCCATTTGTTATTTCCTGTGTGGTGTTCACGCAAAATCACACCTTTGGTAGCAAGGAAGGATCTAATTCCCTCATCTTGGGTAAGGAAGGACTGAAAAGCATTACGTTCAACAATCCATTCGGCAGGATTGTAAAGATTAGTCCAATCGAGTATAAGCGTCCTGATTTGAGCAGGGGTAGGACGCGATATCTTAGTAGCGTCAACAATGTACCTTTTATGAGAGTGACGATCAACTGCGTAACATACCGCTGCTGTATCTCCGACCATAGCTGGGTCGAGGCCACAGACGAAACTAAAACCCGTGAGGTCTTTGGGGTGACCAGGATTGCCAGGTACCAGACGTCCTGCTTTTCGCATTCCATCAATAGAACCTTTCACACATACTTGGTCAAAGATGGCATCATCAGAAACATCCTGCTGTTGGTAAATCAAAGCCCAAGTACTTGCATCCATTGCTTGACGTTCGTTATATAAATGCGGTCCGTACCAGCGGGGATATAATCCCTCTTCTGTCTTATGGTCTTCAGTCTGCCCATCAAAGGGTTGGTCTGAGTAAGGCCAGAGGGTAACCCACTTCTCTGGGTCTTCATCTGTCTCTAGAAGTGCTGGCATAGCCAGATATGTCCACGGAACTAAACCACCAGGGTATCTATCTGGGTTTCTTAGTTCTTTGTATAAATCTACTGAAGCAACGCGTGTACCAATAACGACCAGTTTGCCCGTCGGGTTGAGACGGCTTCGTACATCTTGGGTGAGCCATCTGATTTGCTTTTCAAACTCGTTAGCGTTCTTTAATGTGACAGCATCATCTACGATGATCATATCGGCACGCTTACCGTAAATCTGACCGCCGATACCTACGGCTTCAATGTTGGGGTCTTTTTCGCTAGACTCTCGTAGTTCATCTCCAAAGACTACGCGGGTAGCTTGCCACGATGCAGACTTAGAGTTAAAGCCGACGCCTGCGGCGTAAGCGCTCTGCAGGTCTTCATACATCGGGTGGGTAAGTCTTTGCTTGATGGCGTAGAGGAAATCTGCTGCAAGCTGTTGAGTCTGAGAGACTATCAGAACTCTAAAGTTAGGGTTTGCCGCTACCTTCCAGGTGACATAATCAACGGTGATTGTGATGGACTTGGCGTGGTTTGGTGGGATGTTAATCAGGATACGGTTATCTGCAGTACCCTTTTCGTATTTCATAGAGGGGTGGTGCCAGGAAGGGGCTTTAGCCTCTATGACATCCACTAGGTTCTGCTGGTGGGCAAAGGTCTTCTGATGGAGGTATCTTTGGCGAAAGCCAGCGAAGTCTAATTCGTGAGCTTCAGTATCTGCAAAGTTCTTGGAACGTAGGCCTAGCCTAGTTCTATCCATCTTATCTTTGAAGGCAGGATCTGTGCGGCGGTAATACTCGTAGGACTTCATAGAACGTCCTGCGGAGGCTACCGCTTGTTCTACAGTCATTCCTTCAGCTACTGCTGTAAGGATGACCCGCTTTGCAATCTCAGCGGTATTCTCAGCCACAGTAACTCTCCCATCGGGAGATAGAACTATCCCCACTAAAATGTAGCGCCGCTTGCGCTATCGCTTATCGCGGCGCAGGCTCTCGCGTTCAGCCTACAGGCCAACGCGAGGTAGGTCTGCTTCCCCCTACACCCTAAAGGGCGTAGCGTGAGCGCAGCCCACTGAACGGTCGCAAATGCTGGACTGGTGGTCGCATTTGCTCCCTACTGTATATTAGGCGGGAAAAAAAAGTCATTTCCCGCATAATGGCAAAAAATCTTTATAGATGTGACTAACGTCACAGATATAGCGGTATAATACGGACAATACGGACGAAGCAAAAGGGATCGACTTTAGTCGAGAAATTTTGTGAGGGAGTACAGTATACCCCGCCGCGGGATTCAATACCCCCGCGTCGTCGTTTTTTGCTGTGCCTATCCCGTCTCACATAGTGAGACTGTGGATAAAGCTGTGGATAACTTTTGATAATAAAGTTATGGGCGGGCTCCACT